TACTCAACTGGCGGATAAGGATTATACGGGTCAGTGCCTGCTTGAAACGCTAGCTGGTAGGGGTCTGTTTCGTATGTATATGGTCCAAAATATTCGTCCCATGCTGTGTCATAACGATAATATTCACCGCATGGATTAAAATAAGTGAATTGAGAAATAGACGGAAACGGTTCATACCCTGTATATCCATCGTACGAGTCAGACGAAGAATTGTCACCGGTTCGATAATTCCACTCGTCAAGTGATGTTTGTATAGTATAGTACCATGTTCTAACCTCTTCGCCCTCAAATCCTGGAACCGACACGCGTACCCATGTACCATGATACTCATCTCGCGATCTAGATAAAGGGCCAGCGCATACGTTAGTCTCAGAACTCGTTGACACTCGGTCAGATTCTGCTAATCCGAAATCTTCCCACGTCCATGTCGTTGTAAAAGAGTTAGGGTTTTGTGTAATATTATAAGTTACATTTTCTATTATTGTATAACTACCACGGTCTGACCAATTATACGAATAATTATATGTAGTATAGCATCCTGGCAATCCATTATCCCATGTTCGGTTATCTGCACAAACACCATCTTTATTCGGACCTTCACATATAAAGGTATCTACCCGCTTTCTAGTTTTATAAAGTGTATTGTTATACCAATATCCAAGAGTCGCACCTCCAATAAAAACCTCATCGGTATTATCAGGACCACCATAATTATCGAGATTAAGATCAGAAGGTAAAACCGCGCACATAGACAAAACCTGAGGCGTGGAAGTAGGTGTTGGTGTCTGCGTAAGCGTTTGTGTTGGTGTTAGTGTAGGTGTTAATGTAGGCGTCTGCGTAGGTGTCTGTGTGGGTGTTAGCGTTGGTGTAAGAGTCGGTGTTAGTGTGGGTGTAAGAGTCGGTGTTAGGGTGGGTGTCGATGTCTGTGTAGGTGTTAGCGTTGGTGTTTGTGTTAATGTCAGTGTGGGCGTTTGTGTTAGCGTTCGCGTAGGCGTAACAGTGCGTGTAGGTGTTTGTGTAGGTGTTTGTGTTGGTGTTAGTGTAGGTGTTGGAGTCGGCGTTAGTGTTTGTGTAGGTGTAGGTGTTGGCGTGCCAGTTACTGATGTCTGGGTTGGTGTTAGTGTAGGTGTTAATGTCCGTGTAGGTGTTTGTGTTAACGTTGGTGTCTGTGTTAGCGTTAGTGTAGGTGTCTGAGTGAGCGTCAGTGTAGGTGTTAGCGTCGGTGTCAGTGTAGGTGTTTGTGTTGGTGTTAGCGTTGGTGTTTGCGTTTGAGTCAGTGTAGGTGTTTGAGTAGGCGTAACAGTGCGTGTAGGTGTCTGTGTAGGTGTTAGCGTTGGTGTTGGCGTCGGCGTAAGACAAGGAACAGACATGTAACATATTTTATCATACTTGTAGATATAGATAGTATAAACTCCTTCAATTACGCTTGATGTATACGTATAAGGTAATACCACATCACCAATAACAACCTGTGATGTATTAATACACGGATCGAAGAGAATATTAGCTGCTTCGCCCTCAAAGTTATTAGAAGTTATTATTACCGTTTTCATTATACGTATTTTCTAAACCACGTTGTTGTTATTTAATCATTAGGTAGGAGTATAATTACGTTACAACCATCCCATTGCTGTATGTACCTTCTGGTGTATGTACTGTTTCAAAGTACGGAGTTTTCCAATCAGATTTTAAGTAACAAGCAAGAGCTCCACTAGGTCCAGCGGTATTAGCAGCCGCGGTAATTTCCCATCCAATATCAGTCATTTTCATAATAACAGAACCTATGTTCGGGCAGGGATCTCCTGCACTGTTGTAAGCGGCGAAGTTTCCATTCCACGCACAACTACCCAGTTCGCGGTACACTCGTACGCTGTAAGATCTAGCAAAATATGGTGGATTGTCTGTCCAGCTAACAGTATATTGAGAGTTGAAGAAATCATAAACATAACCCGCAATAAGATGAGTTTGGAAAGTTTCTACACCATCGCGGTAAACTGCCCAGCCTCCAGATCGGAGGAACACACCATTGAAGCCCTCGCCGTAACCAAGGCCAAGACCCGGTAATATTACCTTTTCTCTGACTACACCACCTGAAAGCGGTGTAAGTAACCCAACCGCAGAAGGTAAATGATCGTATTCTGCAGTCCATTGAACATAGCCAGCTGTTTCATCATCTGGATCCGGATACAGTGGAACAGAATAACCAGGGTACCAACCACAATTCTCTAACACCGGCGTCGGCGCTGGTGTAGCAGTATACGTCGGTGTCGGCGTCGGTGTTTCTGTTAATGTCGGAGTTGGTGTCGGTGCTTCTGTTAATGTCGGTGTTGGCGTCAGCGTTGGTGCTGGTGTTTCTGTTAATGTAGGAGTTGGCGTCGGCGTCGGCGTCGGTGTCGGCGTCGGTGTTTCTGTTAATGTCGGAGTTGGCGTCGGTGTCGGCGTCGGTGTTTCTGTTAATGTAGGAGTTAGCGTCGGTGTTTGTGTTAATGTCAGTGTAGGCGTTTGTGTTTGTGTTCGTGTGGGTGTAACAGTGCGCGTAGGCGTCATCGTAGGTGTAACAGTACGCGTAACTGTTTGAGTCGGTGTTAGTGTAGGTGTCGGCGTCGGTGTTTCTGTTAGTGTTGGTGTTGGGGTTGGGGTCGGAGTACCAGTTACAGAGGTTTGCGTAGGTGTGAGGGTAGGTGTTAATGTCTGTGTAGGTGTTGATGTCCGTGTGGGTGTTTGAGTAAGTGTTAGTGTAGGTGTCTGAGTGAGCGTCAGTGTAGGTGTTAGCGTCGGTGTTAGTGTAGGTGTTTGTGTTGGTGTTAGCGTTGGTGTTTGTGTTAATGTCAGTGTAGGCGTTTGTGTTTGTGTTTGTGTAGGTGTAACAGTACGCGTAGGCGTCATCGTAGGTGTAACAGTACGCGTAACTGTTTGTGTTAACGTTGGTGTCTGTGTTAATGTAGGAGTTGGCGTCGGTGTCGGCGTCGGTGTTTCTGTTAATGTAGGTGTTTGTGTTGGTGTTAGCGTTGGTGTTAGCGTTGGTGTTTGTGTTTGTGTTTGTGTAGGTGTAACAGTACGCGTAGGTGTTTGTGTAGGCGTAACAGTGCGCGTAGGTGTAGGTGTTGGCGTGCCAGTTACTGATGTCTGAGTGAGCGTCAGTGTAGGTGTTGATGTCCGTGTAGGTGTTAATGTCCGTGTGGGTGTTTGAGTAAGTGTTAGTGTAGGTGTCTGAGTGAGCGTCAGTGTAGGTGTTTGTGTAGGCGTAACAGTGCGCGTAACTGTTTGTGTTAGTGTAGGTGTAGCTGTTGATGTTGATGTTTGTGTCGGTGTCGGTGTCAATATAACAGGTTCAAAATCGCAAGTTATGTTTGTAAGCGTTGGCGTAGCTGTAGGTGTTTGTGTAGGTGTCTGTGTAGGTGTTAGCGTTGGTGTTTGTGTTGGTGTTTGTGTTGGTGTTTGTGTTGGTGTTTGCGTTGGCGTCCGTGTAGGTGTAACAGTGCGCGTAGGCGTCATCGTAGGTGTAACAGTACGCGTAGGCGTCATAGTAGGCGTAACAGTCTGTGTTGGCGTAGGCGGCGGTGTTGTTCCAACAGTAGCAGTTTGCGTAGCTGTCGGAGTTACTGTCTGCGTTACCGTCTGCGTTAGCGTTGGTGTTTGCGTCGGTGTTAGCGTTGGTGTTTGCGTCGGTGTTAATGTTGGTGTTTGTGTTGGAGTTGGTGTCTGTGTTAGTGTCGGTGTTAATGTTTGCGTTAGCGTTGGTGTCAGCGTTAGTGTTGGTGTTGGCGTAGCAGTACTTGTTACAGTAGGTGTAGGTGTAGGAGCAGGCAGAACAGAAATAGCTGTAAAGCTCGTAGCGCTCCCCCTCGTATTACCTACCAAAACAGTATATGTAGTGTTTATTAAAGGGGAAACTACATACATACCACATAGTGGTATGTTTCTCGTCGAAAAATCACCACGAGCAATCTCTGCATTTATACTCTTCCATGAAAGGATAGCCGAACCTCCATATTCGATTACTGGTCGCGATGTAAAGAGCTCTACTTCTGGTAAAAGCTTAACAGGTACATTGCTTAAAGAACCTACATATGTTTGCCTGTTATTATTTCCTTCAAAATTAAAAAAAGTAAAATTACCTTCTGAAGGAATAATTTGCGTGTTTATTATATCAAAATTTCCTATTTCGTCATAAAAGGAATTTTGAAATATGTTAATAGGCTGAATTATACCAACTGTCGCGCCATTATTATATACAAAAAGAAATTGTGCTGTTAGAGGCGCGTTATAACTACTCAACGTATTGTAATATCTATGTGTATACTGAGTCGCAATACTACCACCTATTTTACCGTTTACGATTTCATTAAAAATAGACTGCTCTTTATAGTCAAAAATAAGATCCTTTTGAAAAAACTCCTTACTACCATCCCCCCAGTCGATTTTCAAAAACAAAACATCATATGACTCTTCATTTACCCCTGTTAAAACAAAATTTACAGCAGAGCTGCCTTTTATATCGAGCGGTGCCTTAAAAATAACATTGCTACCCTCTACAACAGGTAAGTCGTAATAGATATTAGCGTAATTCATAGGACAAAGCTTCCATTATTTATAATAGCAGTGCCGATAATGCTATATGAAGAGAGAAACACTGTAGAAGTAGAATAAAAATCAGAAGTTCGTATTGTTTTATCGTGTTTAAAGTATTTACCTGACTCAAACTCTACATCGCCGTTATTATTAATAAAAAACGCGTAATCAAACAAGTGAAACAGGTTGTTATTGTCAACACCTATAAAAGTTATCTTATATGTATCATTATAACTATTGTATACCAGTTGCGGCTTGTGAATACCGACAATATTAAAATTACAATCTTCTGTAAAGCTAGATTGAAGTGAAAATAGTGTTGAGAGACTTTGATTTCGCGAATCTAACGGGAATAGCTTCTGATATGTGTTGTCTTTTATGTTATATTGATAAATGGATGGTATAAGTGCTTTATTGTTACCAGCAGAAGTATACGCAACCCCGGTATAGACTACAAAAGTATCTTCTTTTTGAGTAGTTTCAACCGTATAATCGTCATAATCATAAAACGCAAATATACCATCATCATTTTGCGTTGTAATTGGTATTTCTATTTGTGTTTCGATAGCACCCGAACCACCTGTAGTAGCTAATTCATAATCTACCATATACATAAATGGTGAAACAATGCAGAAAGTTATTGTTTTATCTTCTTCATTAAAGAATCGATTAGAAAACCTACTTATTGGCGAGTCAGGTAATAGCTTAAACACAGTATTTTTTGTGCTTGGAGGTGAATAGTTATTATCCTCATAATGTATTTTATCAAATATAAGATAATTTTCTGTTTCAATAATAATTGTATCGTATACTACATCAAAATCTTTCGGTGTATGGTAAATTTCTGCTTTTATATTTTGTGAGTATTTATTAAACACAATGCTCAGTGATGTAGATAGAGGAAGCGAAAGGGAATGCGCCTGATTTTTAACAAATAGCTTACCTTCAAGAGATTTTTTAACTGTTTGTGATAGATATCCACTTTGTGAAGATAGAGGCGACAGTTTTGTTTTTGAAGACTCAGCAACCACATCGTATAAATAATAATTACTGCCATATTTATAATCGTTGGTAAGTGTAAGATCATCTGTAAAATATCCACAATCATAATCTTCCACATTACGACTTGATAACATAGACCGTACATTTATTGTAAAATCGGCGTTTGTCTGCTCCGTTTCAATAGCAAAACCTGACTGCGCCAGTATATCCTCTAACGACAATTCATCAGTAATATATTCAAATGTTGGTATTGTAGAGGATGTTCTTGCTAGCCCACCCTCTGCGAGGGTTGAATAAAAGTAATTTTTCGGAGAAGGGTAATCTTTTTCATCCGCATGCAACGGATCAGGCAATGCATCACTATCTAAAAAGGTAAACCTACCACCATCCCGAAATGCCGCTGCAATATTCCGCGCAGCTTGTGAGAAATCTTGATAGGGTAAAAATTCTCTAAAATAAAGTGTAAGGGGCGATCCGGACAGTGTAAAGGTAGGCGCGTTATTGAAGTTGACCGTCAGCGCTGAAATTCCTGTACGTATAGTGCTACCACTTATATCATCTGTATTATAATTAAAATTATACCCCTCGTTAACATCATAAAAAACATGACCATCTATTAAATTGTTAACGATTTTAGCATCAGCTACTTCACTTATTTCTCTAAATGTTTGACCAAACTGATCTTTAAATAGTGCATACTCATTACCATAAATATCATACTGTACTTTAGTTATATAACCGCGATTATACAAATCAGAAAAATTTAAATTAAGGCTAGTCTCATCAACGATTGTTTTTTCTATATTTTGTTCACGCGCATAATACGGTGTAAACGTCTGCTCACTTGTACTTACAAGCGGGTCACCCTGCGCAAATCCGAGTGAAGACGTAGCTACATCCGATCTATAATCTTCAATAAATACTATTGGATAATCAGGCTGTGAATTTATCGATACATTACCGTAAACAGCAGGATCAGGGAAGATATATATCTTTTGTTCTGTTAGTTTATCAGGGTTAATTGAATATGTAGAATTATTGCTGTTAAGTTGAAAAAGACCTGTTTTATCCGGCTTAAAGAAAAGGCCTATATTACGAAGCATGTTAACTGATTCCTTTAATCGGGGCGATAACTTTGTATTAAAAGACGAGACAACACCACCTGCACCACCACCTGCACCGCCACCTAACCCGCTTACTCCACCACCTGCACCACCACCTAACCCGCTTACTCCACCACCTGCACCTAAACCGCCACCTAGCCCGCTTACTCCACCACCTGCACCTAAGCCGCCACCTAAACCACCAATATTATTAGAAACAAAAGCAGTAGGTATATAATTATTATTTGTATTAATACCTAACGCGCTCTGTACATTAGAATTATTAACATTTGTTCCAGGAATAATAGTACCTAGCGGACTACCACTTTGTATCCCTGCATAATCACCTCCTATATAAGGTATACCGACATTTATAGTTTCAACACCTTGTGAACCAACACCTGGACTGCCTGCTCCCGAACCACCACCTACAAATCCATCAAACCCTAATGTTCCATTTAGCGCGTTATAATCTGAATTATTAATATTGTTAAGATTTAGATCCTGATTGTTTATCGCTATAGGGTCTAGATTTACCACTTCACCGTTTATTCCTACGAATTGATCTATATAGTCTATATCAGGTTGAATCTGCGCTGGTGTTGTAGGTGTATTAGGCAGCTGTAAGTTAGGTATATTTGCCCATGGCTGCTCTGCTTTAAAAAGAATTCCTGTTACAGGTTGCGTCCCTGTTGTATCAATATAATGAAAATCAACTCCGATATATTTTGATATTAATTTGCGTTTAAGTTCAGCTAACTCATCAGAAGGTATTCCATCTTTTAATTCCTGATCCTGTCTAATCAAATCAATAGGGTTAGCAGGATCACAAACCGGGTCATATTGCAAAACAATATTAGCGAGCAGCGGCAAATCTTGCAAGAAAGCAGCACTACCAAACACAGCCGCGTAACTATCATCTGGAAAATATAATCTCGGGTCAATAGCATTTATATTTGAGGTATATATTTCGTCTCTAAGAGGCTGTAAGCTTAGTAAATCATTAGGGTTAAACGATATACCTATGCTACTATTACTACCTACGCCAGCGCTCGTACTTGTACCTACCCCCGTACCTATACCGCTACCCAACCCTGTACCCGTACCGCCCAAACCACCTGCTCCTACACCGCCACCTAACCCCGTACCTGTACCTGTACCGCTACCCAACCCTGTACTCGTACCACCTGCTCCTACACCGCCACCTAACCCTGTACCTGTATCACCCAAACCACCTGCCCCTACACCTAACCCCGTACCCGTACCACCGCCTACCCCTCCACCTATACCTATATTACCCAAACCACCTGTACCTACTCCACCTGTACCCGCCCCTGCATTAGTTGTATCAATACCAATAAGTGTATTGTTCACGACACCTGCACCTATTTGCGCTGCAACACCTAAGCCAGTTGTGGGGTTAATTACCCCACTCGATATAGTTGGTTGAATTTTTATGCCATTGCCTGAAAACTTAACACCGTCTACCGACTTGTTAATAACTTCCTCAGTAGAATTATTATATGAAAAATATAAATTGTTAATTTCCTTTGTTGATAAAATATCACCATCACGACTAATAATATTACTAGCAAGATTCTTTGCTTGTGTGTCAGGTTTAAAAACCTGTGGTATATCAAAATAGTTACCATACACATCGACAAACTCATCTATTGAAATTTTTAAATTAGTTTTGAGTGATGAAAGCGTCAAGCCTAAACTTTGATATAAAGCAGAATCCTGCGCTGAAAATACATACTCATATATCTTTTCAAATATTATCTTTTCAAGAGACTGCCGAGTACCTTTTTGTTTGTTTCTATCTATTACAAACTTTACATCATCTCTTTTTTCTTTATAAAATAATATAACCTGTCTAATCTTCTCAGTAAAGAACGGTATAGCAACATCGAGATCGGCAGGATCAGTAAAGTCAAGATTGTTTAAAAAGCGTTGTTCCTGCTTTGTTGTAAATGTTAGTGTAATTTCCTTTAAAAAATTAATGTAAATTTCTGAAAATAGTTGTGTTGTTTCGCCTACTCTCTGCTTAATTTCTGTCCACTCTTTAAGATATGCTAAATAAAATTGATTATACTGCTCCGGGCTATAATCAACATGCGTTAAAGTAATAAATTCAAGAAATGAAAACGGTTTAATATTATCTTTGACGATGGATACATCTACTTGTGGATTTGTAATTGAATCCGGTATAATATTTGTATTATATATAATTACTTCAGACATTATAGTTTATTTAATGAGATCTAAGCCTTTATACAATGCGTTAGATAAGAGATTAGCTATTACACCGTCTTTTTCTGACCACTGGTTATACGAGGAGGCAGTATATTGTAACGTTGTATTAAAATCATTAAAATTAATAATACCGTCTTTTATTGACCCTTCGATTCTAGGTATATACTTGTAGAAAAAATAATAATTGCTTATTGCTGCACCGTAGCCATCCTCAGGTAAGACAAGACCCCAGCCCCATATATCTTCATAGTCTCTTATTTTATACTCAACAATACCTGGCTTAAATACTTTCATTGGCTGGTTAGTATTAAGCTTAGTATAAACACCGCTAAACCGCTCATATGCAACAATAGATTCACCAGGCGTAATAATATCGCTTACGGTAATTTCATCGCCGAGATTATAGCCATAGATATCATTATTTATATAGCCGTGTGAATTAAAACTTTCACTAAATTTGTTCTGAGTACCAAATAATTTAGTTTGTTTTATTGATAAAAGGTCTACTAACCTAGAAAAGTTACCAGGGTATCGATAATTTACACTATTAAACCGTCTATCTTGTATGTTCAACTCTTTAACAATCGATAGAAACTTGTCAATATTTGCATAATCGACAATAGAATTATTATCAACGAAATTTTTAATTTTTTCATACGTTAGTTTACCTATTGATGTTTGATCTGAACTTAAAGTACCAAATATATTTTGAATATATTCATCAAAAAGTATTTTTTGATCTAAAAATAGAGACTGAAAAGAAATATCTTTAAATTTTTGGGTAAAATCGATATCTTCCCCCTTTTTGGCGATATTATATATTCCTGATTCCGGGTATATATTAAAGCTATTTGAAATACCCGTAAGCGGAACTGTACCTTGTAAAAAAGACGCTGGTACGAAAGCAGATATATACGCATTACTTACTGTTTGAGATGTTGAAAGACGACAGGCACCCTTATAAAAACCACCAGACGATAATTCCGGTAGCGTATAAGAGAGATCTGTGAAGATTGCAGGATATACCCGCGTACCGTCTGTTAATGTTAGATTTATATCAGTTAATACAGGTAAATTCTTCAACGTAAAGTTCTGACCATCCTTTACCCTCACAACAAAACTAATATCTGTATTACTAAATTTATTTTTATTAATAGTAAAAACGGTATCAGTATTATTTTCTTTATCTATCCCGTTAGCGGTTATAGAAAGATGACTAAAATCTTCATTATTCACAATCTTCGTACTTACACCAACTGTTGTTGTGTTAAAAGCTGGTAACAGCATTGACGGCTGATAACCAAAAAACAAATTAACAGCGTTAGTTGGTAGATCGCTCTTAAAATAAACATCGCGATATCCAGACGTGCCACAGAAAAACGCGCCACGATCAGCCTTACTGCAATTTACTATTTCAGTGTTAGAAAGTCGACAGTATAACGGCGTAGAAGTCGTTTCAAAAGAATTTATTTCTACGAACTCTGTTAACCCTTTTAACCCTGTAAGCAGCAAGTAAAAAGAAGAGTATGGGTAAAGATGACCGTAATGCTTTTTATCAGCGCCTATATCAAAAAAATTATTAGTAGCTCCAGACGCGTAAGGTGTTATTGTTAGTCTGGGGATACCATTTTCATATGTTTGATACGAAGTAGATCGCATTACTGTAATAGGGTTAGCATATTTACCAGATGTAAGGTATGCACTAGCTGTATAATTACCTGTTAGAGTAATAGCATCTGTTATATAATTCTTTACATCAACACGCTGTGTAAAAGAGTCGTAATAGCTATTACCATCCCTATCATATAAGTAACATGTTACTTCATATTTACCGGGATAACGATACGAATGACGACCAGTGATAGCTTCACTTACAGTATTATCACCAAAATCCCAAACAATTCTCTTACGCGACAGTATATCTTCAACGTCATTTAAGCGCGGTCTAAAAATAAACCCTGCAAATGGCAAAGCGTAACTACTTGCTGCTTCTTTTCCAGTATAATTATACGTATTAAAGAAAGAATAAACCGTATTTATATCCCCGCTTTTTTCATACTGAAAATTATTAAAAAATACAGACGCCATGTATATATATTTATCACACTCTACCTGTATTAGACTGTTTCAACTACTATACTATTTGCAAGTTTAGATATTTCGTAAAAATAACCAAATTGAAAGCGAGATAATTGTATATTTTGCGACGTACAAAATATATCGCTTGTTTCGTAAAGAGGATTCCACACTACACAACTTATAAGAGGCACCTCATAATTTACATCTGTACGCCTCGTTGCAATACCCACAACACCCGGTATATTGAGTATATTGTTGCTTATCTTAGTCAAATCTACAATCGATCCTAGCTTTATATCTTCAAACGCCTGTTTAAATATTTTTAAGACAGTATTCTTAATAGAAACATCATTAATAGCAATATTTGTATCTCGTTTAATTACAAGCTTGGTGTAATCTTTTAACTCAACGCACGGCACTTCATTTATAATATTAACACCTAGGTTAAACGCTTTATATACAGGATCTGACGGTACAATATTGTGTGTAATATCTTTTATTAAATTACATTCATTAAGCAGTAATTGTTTTTGTGCAGAATTTAAATAGTTTGGTATCCTTTCATTTAGTATTGTTGCTTGAGCAGGGACAGCAAATATATATACATTATTAAACTGCGTCGAATTGGAGTAGTTTACCTGATTAATGAGCACTCTACTATTATTATTAGGTTTAGTCAGACCAATACTATAAAAATACTTAAGATACTGACTTGCATGCTCGTCGTTAGATAAAACTGAAATAGATTTAACTACATTATTAAAATTTTTAGATACAAAGCTTTCATAATCGTCACGAGTCACTAGACGATTTTGTAATGAAAACATTTTCGGGGCATTTGTCCTTATATCCGCTACACTTTCTGCAGGCACTACAGGTGTTGCGTCGCTAGGGTTATTAATAACAATATTTTCTGTGTTTAACGGTGTAATAAAAGTAGTAGTATCAGGATACACATCAGCTAATATCTGATCATAGGTCGGTGTTGTAAACACGATAAAAGAAGCTCCTTGCAAAGTATTAGCACTTACAACACCAGCAATATTATCCGAAACAATATAATATATTTGTACAAGATCACCCTCTTTTAGTTTTTTACCGTTCAGCCCATTACCGAATTTAAATTCATAATTTCCATATTCATTTAAACGCTTTTCATATCTTGTCCCCGTCGATGATTCAAGATATAACGACGATGTTTCTTTCCATTCTCGCCAGACACCGGTATCAATACTTCTAACAAAAATAGTAAACGAATTATCTGCAATAAAGGGTATATTATCTAAGTTATCCAATACACGGTCAGGGGCCGGTCGTTCGTTCACTATAGATACCGTTTCGAATGGTTCTCCAGTTGCAGTATAGAGTGGATATTCTACAGGAGACCCCTGATATAACGTAGTATTATCCGCTGCTACACGTTCGAAATCATTATTCGTCTTTTCAAAAGAGATATCTCTTACGCTTGCATACTTTGTATTGTTTTTTGTTACGTATGAGAGCTTAGGTATTGTATAAAGGTTAGGAGAAAGATTTGAAAGAGCAGATAATGAAATAGTTGCGAGCGATGTCTGCCGACCGATAGGCTTATAGTTAATATTTGATACTAACTTGTTTATATTTTCATAAAGTGTCGCGGTTGTAAACGTAGATTCAGATGACGTTGTGTTTAAATAAAACAATAACACATGATACATATACGCAACAATATCAATAAATGCGTTTATGTTTGAACCCTCAAAGTTTTGATCCTGAAAAACACCACTTTCATTTAACCTCTTTATAATTAAATTCTTGAGAGTCGTAGCATCAAACGTTGCATATGCATCATGCGAGAGATTATACTCAGTAAAGTTACTAATATTCATATTTTTAGACAAAAGTGTATCCATCGTTATTTAATACACCTTTTAAAGATATATTAAAAACATTTAAAGTTGGGATAGTTATTTCAATAGTTATTATGTATTCCATATCCTCAGGAGCAGCAACAATATCAACGCTCTCGACTGTTATACGAGGCTCTTGTTCTCCCAAGCCATATAATATACGCTCGCCAATAAAAAACGCTCTTGTTTCTGTAATCGGGTCAAATAAAAACTCTCGTAAGTCAAGACCAAAGAGCGGATTTAATAGTTTTTGACCTGGTGATGTTGTAAGAATATTTTTAATAGAATTAATAATTGCAGAACTATCATATATTGCAGCAATATCTTTGTTGGTTTCTTTGCTATGGAGCTCCGGTCTAGTAATATTAGACTGCTTAATATCAAACAATACATCCTTATAGAGGTAACCTGCTTTGAGAGCTTCCTCTATGCGCGTACTAGGTTTAATAATATCGAGCTTAATAGCCATTTACATATTATTTAATCCCGCAACTTATTTAAGCTTTTACGTGTAGTTTTAACTTGAATTACCAGTTCTTACACGAGTAATACCGAGCGGTTCCTGGTTTAGCTGTAGAACATTTATGTCTCGCTCTAAACGACTTACGCTTTTTAGGATTTGATTTTTTAATTCTTAAATTAGGGTCACCATAGTGTATTCTCTTGAGCTTGCCTTTAACTCGTACACATCTCATATATTTTTTATCAGATCTGGTTGAAGATTGCTGACCTGTTACCTTCGTACACCGACCAGCTGCTTTTTCAGTAAGTATTTCTTGTACAAGACGGTCAAATTCCATATATTTATTTATTGGTTTGTATAAATAATAGTATGGCTAGAGCAAAGAAATTTTTAACACTATTTGAAGCGTATTTTTCTCGCTACGAGCGTGGTGGGTTCTTGGTAGGCGATGTTTTTAAATTTAACGACAATTTTAAATCATCAGAAAACTATAAAAAGTTAGGTCAAAATACAAAAGACATGATTGATCAAATGATTGAAGCTGGTCTTCATATTAGGGTAACGGGAATTAAAGACTCTACATCTCCAAGATATCCCGGCAATCCGCAGACAAGCTCAAATGATGTAGAATTAACACTCGCACTTGATAACGGCGGTGGTAGATACACGCATTATGTTAATATTTCGCCTGAATTAGGAACTCCTAATACTTTTTACCCCAACTTACCACCGATTCCCGACGGTGCTAAGAGACCAAACAACACGCACATAGTTCCTACTGAGGTTGAGCAACAAGACAATATCGCTAATAAGACAGATAGAGGTGATGGTAAACTAAGCGACACAAATATTTCTACACCTGATAAAAATACAACAATTCCATCAAAGCCTATAACACCTTCACCAGCTGTTGCTTCTTATACCCACGAATATATGGCAGGTATTAGCTAATACGTTCTAAATTAATCCAACAAGCAAAGCAGTTAATTTCTTTATCAAGAACGAACGCGCTTTTATAGAGATGATCAGCGATAACAGCGATCATCTCTTTCTTTTTAAGATCTTGTACAGGTTGATTGTATAGATAGTTAAGATAATCACGCATCAACGTATCATAGTCGCCGTAGAATGTATTTTCGTTTTCAATAAGGAACTTTCTCAGTGAAATAACATCCTTTTCATTAATAGCAGTATAAATCGCTTTAAGTAGAGTATTATCTACATTAATATTGGTAATAGCTAATGAGCCACTAATACAATTCTTTTGAATTTCATTAATAGCCTTACGAAGATCGGGAAAATTAGCCTTCACAAGCTCAACAAACTTCTTCTTCTGTGCATCATCTATTTCAATACCTTCTTGTTTAAGAATACCGTAAATTCTCTTTACACCGTCTTCTAGTGTGGGCTTGATATCAAGAAACTGACATCTCGACTGTAGTGCGGGGATGATCTTATGCTTATAATTAGCTGTAAGAATGAACCGAGTATACTTAGCAAAAGACTCCATCGTATTACGAAGAGCTGCCTGTGCTTGACTCGTAAGACCATCGCACTCATCTAGAATAACCACCTTAACTTTACCATCAAACGACTTAGTTTGTGAGAAATTAGTAACTTTATGTCTAATAGTATCGATACCTGACTCATCAGATGCATTAATATATAAGAAATTGCACTTAAGAATATCATTTACAATAATTTTCGCTAGCGTTGTCTTACCTGTACCTGGTGTACCAACAAATAATAGGTTAGGAATCTCTTCCACAAACCCCTTAACAATATTTTTATTCCTTTCTGATAGAATAATACTGTCAAGAGTTTGTGGCCTATACTTCTCTACCCAAATTTTATTGAAATCTAACATATTATTTACCTGATGAACCAAATCCGTTTGCTCCTCTATCAGATTCTTCTGTATCACCTTCTTCTACAGCTACACTATAGTTCCTATACACTACAAACTGCGCGATTCTATCACCAGACTTGACTTCATAATCAGTAGCAGTGTTATTATAAAGCTTAATGCCTGCATTTCCACGATATCCGCTATCGATAATACCTGGATGAGGTGAAATACTGTGTTTGAAGCCAAGACCTGACCTTCCTTCTACTTTAACCCAGTAACCAGGGGAAATAAATGCAAATTCTAAACCTACATCTACAACAGCACTACCTCTCGCAGGAATAACCTTATCTTCTACACAATAAACATCAAACCCTGTATCAGATTCGTTATTTTTAGTAGGCAGCTTAGCATCAACGCTAGTTTTCTTAAATTTTAATGTAACTTCACTCATAAAACTATGATAATATTTGATATATAGAAATCAAGACTAAATATACATTAATGGATACAGATTTAGACGATGCTGTAAATGATATTATCTCTCAGCTAAAAAATACAACTATTTCAGCAAAAAAAGAACCTGAAGAGATACCTCTTACTAAAGACCAGCTTGAAGATTTTATTATTAAAAATTCAGGTAAACTTGTCACCAGATCACTTAACATTGTGGATGATGTTAAGGAATATGTCGCTTCAGCTCCCGATGCAAAGGATGTAGCAGCATTAGCTGAACTGATATCTGCAACATCTTCTGCAATAGAAACTCTCAATAAAGTATATATCTCTGACGAGAAAAACAAAACACAAGTTCAGGTAAAGCAAATGGATATAGAGTCAAGAGAGAGAATTAATATAACAGATAACAAGACAAAAATTCTCCTTTCGAGAGAGGATATAATGAAAGCTATTGTTGATAATAATAATGTTGTAGATGTTTAAGCGAAAGCTTGTCGCAACCATGCCGGTGTACGGCCGCTACCACCTGGTTTATGATCTCCCCATGTAACTGCTCCGCTACCTGCAGGTACGCTATTGCCCCATGACATATCGATATGTAATCCTACAGCGCCCATGTAACCTGGTCCCATTCCCGCACCTGTACAGCCAGCTTGCTTAGCTGCACGTACAAATTCCGATAAAATAGGTATATCATCAGGGTTACGGCAATTTAACTGCTTACCATTAGAATACAACCATACATCAGCAGCCCAACCATCATTATGTCTATTTGATCCGGTTCTACGATACTGATCCTGTCCACCGCTATATATAACAACATCTACTTTAGAGGTGTTTGCTGCTTGCTGTATAGCATTAAACAATCTCGGTTGTAATGGTTTATTTCTTGTAGAAGAAGCGAAGCTTTGCGAATACTTAACATTACCAGACCCCGTACCTGTTGTATATGATGCGGTTTTCTTTTGTAGTAACTGCATTATCTCACCTTCAGTACCAATCGCAAACCTGAACTTCATTGGACCGGCATTTGTATGTGATTTGTATTTTGTCTCTTTCCATGCACCATATGTCGTAGTCGACGGTGAAGCGAAATCCTTACCTGTCACTTTTTTCCACGCATATGGTGTAAACTTAACACGAGACATCTTATCGCTTTCTGAGCAATCAATCATCTGTACTAATGTAGTTTTGTTATTAATCGTTATAACGCCCCAAACTTTATTTTGCTGCTGTAAAGCTTTAATTTTAGAATATTCAATCGACTGGTTACCAACGCCTAAAAGCTTATTAATAACCGTTAAGCCTAAAGACACACCGTGGTTCATTGAACCGGTTATTTTATTAAGGTTTTCGTTTGTTTTATTGCCTTGCGCGTATAATGATGCGTATCCTTTTGTAAAGTTAGCGGGTAGTTTTTTCTTTTCGAGAGCATCTTGCAATAAAACAGCTTCTGTTATACCAGATTTAATCGGTGTAATAACTTCACCTATATTAGCAATACCAGCTATTTGTTCACTACCTGTTGTTTTTTGCTCCAGGTTAATATCCTCGACATGTACAGTTTTTGCTTTTTCATCCAACCACGCTCCAAAAACTGTATAGCTATATGGGGCATCAGGTGAGAACTCTAGAGTAACTTCGTTTGTTAAGGCTGTATTTCCGTCCCAAGGCTTGACTTCTATATCGTTCGAAGCTCCAGCAACACCTAACGCCTGATCAACTCCCATAGGTAGTGGGTTACCTGTTGTTTGTCCGTTAGGTAACTGATCATATGCGTTTCCGTTAACATTGTTACCGCGAATATCAGCAGGTGTGCTCTTGTTTTGATTGCTAGAGTAAGGATTATACTGACTTTCATGCTCCATTTTTCGTGAACATCCGCCAAGATCGCCCATAATGCTCGCCATTATATTCGTAGACGAAAAACTTAAAGATGCAAACGCGTTTATGTCTGGTGTAAATAAATGACCTGAAGGTTTATCTCTTAGTGTTCCACTGGTTGCTTGCTTAGCTAGTTCTTCCGCTGTTTTCTTTCCCATTACCGTGTTACACACATCGCCCCACGCTGCGGTAGTCGCTTGTGAAAGTCGCACAAAAGCGCCCTGAAATATTTCAGGTACTTTGTTCATAATAGTCGTATCCATGCCCGATGTTATGTTCGACATCTGACCTTTAAGACTACCAACGGGTAAAATAGTACTTTCTGTTAAAGCTGGCGCGACTTGTGTTATTAGACCAACACTGTTAGATGTTGGGGAAAATAAATTACACGGTGAATTCAAACAATCCTTAAGAGCGTTTTTAAGAAGACTGGCAAAATCACGACTAGCGTCACTACCACCGCCACCGATTGTTGTTAGTTCGTCAAGATTGTAATATATAAACTTAAGACGCTCTATTTCCGGATCAAAAACCGGATAATTATACATTTTTTTTGTCCAAAATTTTACTGTATATGGATCAAATATACCACTGCAAAGAGCTAATGTATTGGTGAAGTTTGTTGCTGCTTCTTTATCACCATTTATACCACGATTAAAATTAATAGCGAGATCTATCTCTGGCCCGAGTATAGGATCATCGATCAGATCACAAAAAGGTGAACTGTTTTTAATAAAATCTCTACTAATTGCATAACCGAAGAGCTTATCAGCGAAATTAGTACTATATATTAGCATATGTTTATTTAGTAAGAGTGAAAAATTTCACAGCAATTATTTCATTTGTATATAGAGCTTCTTCAAAAATATGTCGCACTGAAGTAACATACCAGAGACCAGTTAGCTCCGAATCGTTGCCTTTTTTATTAAAATCATTTATACCAATAAACATACCCGGTTTCCGAAACGTATTACCTGTTACCTTAAAAGATATTGCGGTGTTATCAAAAATAAAACTCCTGAACGTCGAACATTTAACATCGATAAGATTTAAATTTTGACCATCTTCTACAGGAAATTGACCAGGAATTGCTGTATATTTTAACGTGTCTTTTTTTTCAGTTAATTCATTACGCGTTGGTAAGTTTGATTTTTTTCCTCCACATACTATTTTTTCAAACTCTAATTTTAAATCATCATATAACAATACCCCATTATCGTTTATATTTATATCTTTTGCAGAATGCTGCGTTAAGGTATAGTTAAGCCATTTCTTCGCAAACAAATCCGTATAATTAGGTCTATCAAGATCATACTCTTGAATTTTTGTTTCGCGTAAATCTACTTTATTCGATTCAAGCGGTGATATGGTAAAGGTTTCCGAGACATATGTCGCTAGTGATTGATTACTTTCAACAGCACGGATAAGATTTTTTGTTGTTTCGCCAATTAAAGATGATGTAAATACTCGCTTTCCAGATTTATTCCTTAGCTGCACTAAGCCAGGCCCGTGGTCGTTATTAAAGAGAAGCTTGTTATATTTTTCTACTGCGGTATAATAAGTATCTCCATTTGTAACAATACCCGGTATTGCTTTTGGTGTACCGGTAGTTCTTACCTCACCCTTTGTACCACCCGTACCAGCACCATATGTCAAAGTATTCATTAGTACATCGCTAATAGTAGTACCGTTACCTAATTTACTATTACCCGAGTCACAATTTTGTTGTTTGAGCTGACAAATTTGAGACTCTTCAAAATCATAATGTAATTTTTTTGCGACAGTATTTTTAGTTTTTTCTTGACTTTGCTGCAGCTGTACCGCAGCAATAATCGAAGTTTCATCAGGATTTTTTCCACCAAAATCATTATTTACTATTTTTATAGTAAGTAAAGGTGGGTTTTTATTTGCTCCAGAATTAAGCCCTAAATCACTTAAAACATTAAAAGAATTATTAAAGACAGCCTTACCATAAACGCCAATATTTGCTAAATTATCAATAATTTCAAGGTAAGAAAGACCATCCATAGGTATTGCAGAGCCGGTACCGCCAGAACCGAACTGTTCTTTATCTACAAAAACATTAAGATCGAAAGTATAAACACTATTTCCAATATTAGACTGATAACTCATACGTTAATCTGCGAAAGTATATTTGTCAAGACAACATCAATATATTCAGGTAAAATATATTTATAATCTTTACCAGCTTCTGCAATAAAGATATTTTCAGGTTTGTTAAGAAGCCAAATTAACCACCATAGACTTGTTGTTTCGTAAAGTTCAAAAGAAAACGTCGTCCAGGGGAGATTTTTTGTAAGAGTAAACACATCATAAACGCTTGTATCAATAATATCCGAAATTTGAATTTTATTTAGAATATTGTAAAAATAATAGCTTTTATTTTCCTCATTTGAAGTCTTATACACATTAAAAATATTCTCGTACCGCTCTGGTGGTAGAGCAGGAAGCCGTTTTATTTGATTTTGTTGTGCGCCGAGATCGATCATTTTGTTGATGTTGTAATTTTTTGTCTGAAACCTGACGATATCATAGTATTGCCAATATCTGCTAATAAGCTTTGAAAAGTTAAGGTAACTACGTATGCTTCAGGTATTGTTGTTTCACAGGATATCCCTTCCCCTTTACTAGTCACGCTAGGCAGCTTAACCGTCTGCAATCTACGCGAGCCAAGAAAATTAACAGTCATATTAGAAATGTAGCAATAAGGAAAAAACTCTTGACCGGGTAGTGTTAATGTATATATTTTTGGTGGCAGTATTCTCGAAAAAGACGTTCTATAAGGTTTATTTTGATAAGCTAACAACCATAGCAACTCGTAGTTTTGTTGATACGGTAAAACTTGATCCTTACCCTGACTAACAACGCCCCTACTAAAAGTGTTAAATAGCGGAAATGTAACTGTTACGCTTTTACCTTCTGCAGGATATTGAAAATGCTTTGGTTTTTCAATAAAAGTACCAGGCTGTGCAATATTTACCGCACTCGCAACCTCCTCTACTACTTTCAGCCCTGTATTTACAAGCGACGCAATAGATTGACTGCCTTGATAGCTCTCATTAAAGCTATTTGCCGTTCCTATCGTATTTTCACCAAAATACGGTAGTACATAGTTAAACCCTGTCTTTTTTGTGTAATATATACCTATATACGATTTTAAATAATCCGAAGCTGTTAAAAGTGCTTTATCCTCTGATGAAACAGCGTTAGAATTAACGTAGCTTTTAAAAGACGCTATTCCATCTTTGAAAGTCTGTGTAATACTATTACCGCTACTAGCGTCACCTGTACCTGTGCCTGTAGTAAGATTTTTAAGTTGTGTTATCGCGTTTTGACCGTCAGCGCCTAAAAGGTTAGCACCAGCATTTGTTATTGCATTAATATAATACAAAGCGGATGAAATAAGCGAATTAAGCTCTTGTTTTCTCTCTGTTAGATATACTTTTGGTATTTTTTTTATAGTCTCCGTACCTACAGGCGAAGCAGACCAGATAAAATCATTAACAACATCTATAATTCCACCGCTTGTCTTTGGACCAAGGATGATCTCTTTATCGGTATTTTGAAGCGTACCTTTACTACCAGCAAGTGTTGTACTTGCTTTCGCTTCTGAAACTTTAAAATAATAAGGAGCGCCCATATATAGTATAATTATTATCCGAAGCTAAATTTACCTCCAAATATGCCTGGAGATGTAATCTTATCAGTTTCACCACGGGTACTAGCAATACCCGATTCAATTCCCGGTACAGTACTCTGAGCTACCGAACCGCCACCCCGCGATAACCCTGCAATATTCTTATTAAGCTGAGCAATGCCATTGCGAATTTCTTCTAAAACGCTTACTTGCTTGTTTGAGCCTTGTTCTGATTTACCCGCTAGCTTATCCACACTGTCAATTAATCCTTGTGAAGATGATTCCATTGCTACCGCTGGAACGGATGGTGATGAGGTGAAAGGTTGAGACATGCTTGTTGTACCGCCTGTGCTCGAAAATATATCTTGAAGGCCTGTTGTAGCAGAGTTTAGAGAACTACTAATACCACCATGAAACGCCCCTATCAAGCTACCTCCGGTATCAGTACTACTGCCTAGTGATGATGAACCACTACTCATTATACCTGCTGCTGCAGGTGTTGCTGCAGCTATAGCAGTAGGCATTACCGATTGTTCTGTATACGGTGGTCCACTAGATCCGCTACCAGATAAAGCAAATGCTAATTGATCTCCTGAAAATTTACCTGACTCTCTTTTTGCACGATACTGAGCTAATGCTGCCTTATTGAGACCGACAGGCTCGATATGCCAAGGCTCAAACAATCCTTTACTCATCATCGGCCTGTGTAATCCGTATTTTTGAAGAAGCCCAAGACTATCAGCTCTATTAGCATCCGCTGTATTAATATCTAGTGCAAAACCAAACCCGTGGTTTGATGTACCTGGCGTTGCAGCATACCCTGGTCTTGCTGTCTTAGCAATAGCAACTTGCTGCTCATATGTTCTATAACCACTTCTCGCACCAGACACATTTATTTTCTTGCCTGTTTTTTCTTTATATTCAGCTGCCATGCTTTCAAGGCGACGGCGGAACTCTGAATTAAGTCCTCCCATATTAGCGCCATTTATAACAAAATTTGACTCGCCACCTGACCATGTCGTTGTGACTGGTGCTCCTCCTGAAGCAGGTACGTTTATTGACTGCGGTTGAAATTGACCAGAAGCAGCAGGTGTTGCAGCAGGCATTACTGATTGCTCTGTATAAGGTGGTCCACTGGATGAAGCAGCAGGAGTTGCAGCAGCAGGAGTTGCAGCAGCTGCTGCAACTGGTACTGAAACTGCTGGAGCAGGAGCTGTAGGTACACTCCCACGAGCTTCTATTTGTTGCGAAGCAGTATACGCTGCATTAAAGCGATTCATTAGCCCCTGTCTAAATTTTGCTCTACTCGCACGACCACGATCCACTACTTCCATTTCATAAGATACACGAGCTTTGTGTAATTTTTCCAAAGCTTGAGGATCTGTATTAAGTGTTTCGATTAATTTTTGATAATCTTTCTCACTAGCCATTCCTGTTGCTCTTTGAAGTATACTTCTCAAGCCCCCCTCGCCGCGGTTATGTACAATATCTGTAAGTTGTAGCTGTATACCGGCGCGATTTGTATGCTTAATAAAAGGCTCAGCGCGTTTAGCAAAGAATAGTTTTGCTTTTGATTCAGCTTCTTGGTGCCTACCTGCTTCAACTAATGCTTTAAGCTCTGCTGCTTCTTTAGGTTGATAGCGCGCAGTAATACCTGCAACCTCAAAAGCACCACCACCATCGCCTGCAGGTGGTTTATAAACTGCTAATTTACCGCCTTTTAATTGCGCTTCTTTGCGGAATGTGAAGTCAGCTATCGACTCCATCGCGCTACTACCTATGGGCATTGGCGAGCTAGGCGTTGTGCTTGCTGCTGGCGCAGAAGCTTGATACGCTTGAAACAACGGACTACCTGAAGTAGTAGGCATTGCTAATGCTGCCTGCATACCAGGTGCTTGTACTTCAGGGGATATTGTAGCAGCTGGTGCAGCGGCCTGTGCAGCGCCTGCTATAATTGCTGGATTCTGCTTCCAGCCAGAATTTTTATATTCTTCAACAGTATTCCAGCCCATTGCCTTAGCATTACGCAATAAAACTGGATCTTCTGCGCTTTCCGCTCCTTTAACAACAGCTGGATTTTGTTTCCAGCCAGAGTTTTTGTACTCCTCAACAGTATTCCAACCCATTGCTTTAGCATTCTGCAAAACAGTGGTTGTCGAATCTTTTATACCTTTTGATACAGCGGGATTCTGCTTCCAACCAGAGTTTTTGTACTCTTCAACAGTATTCCAACCCATTTCTTTCGCTCTTCGCTCTGTTTCGGTTTGCCCGGTAGCTGGTGTAACAGCTTGTGTTTGAACAGGCAATGTTTCTTCTGCGCGTTTAGCTGCTTCCGCAGCCGCAGCACCACGACCTCTATTAGGTGATTGTGTTGCAGGTGCACGCATTTCTGTTGGAGCTATTGTAGCTGCTGGTGTAGCTGCTTGAACGGGTTGAGCTGGAGGTGTGGATACTTGTGTAGTTGCTGTAAGAGGTGGTGGTGTAGCTGCTGGTGTAGCTGCTTGAGCTTGTGGACTAGATTGTTGTTTAATTCGTTCATACTCTTCTTTTGACTTCCACCCCGAATCTTCATAACCTTTAACGTCTTCGCCCCATCCGTACTTTTTAGCGTTTTGCTTTGCTTCTTCTGTATATTCTTTCTCATCAGGCTTTAAAAAGCTAGGAACTAAATCTCCCACAGCTTTGATTTTATCGGCAACCCATTTTTGAATTAATTCAACCCACTCAGTTACCTTTTTAACCACGACATCAAATCCATTTTTAACCATGTCGATAAAACCGCCGTTAGATTTTATTTCTGCCGGCTCTTCTACTTTATTATCGTCAAAAAATGACATAATAAAATCTATACCAAGATTTAGACCCGGTACAATACCTAGAAGAGCTCGTCCAAGTAAACCGAAGCCTTTACCCCACTGACCCGCCTTAAAAGCATCCCACGCGTCTGCACCGTAAATTAACGAACCAATAACAGGCATAGTTCTTAGTTTTTCACGGTCACTCATGACTTTAACAAATTCTGCTTTTAGCCAACTAAAGAAACCACCTTTTGATTCTTTTGCTTCTTCACCACCTTCTTTTTTATCGGTAAATAAAGAGGAAATAAGATCAATACCTAAATTAACAGCACTGCCTACACCTGATGGGTCAAGAGCGAGAAAACCTTGACCTAGCTTTAGCAAGCCTGTGCCCCAGTTACTTTCCTTAAACGCTGTATAAGCATCACCAAAATAGAAAAGAGAGCCGACAAGAGGTACATAGCGTAAGATAGGTGCGATATACTTCATAAACCCATCAGCGAGATCTGAAAAGAATCCACCTGAGAAAGGTTTTACGCCTTCTTTTTGTTTTTGTGCTTGATCTTCCTGCATATCAGAGATTAACAAGAACCCATCTATTGCCATACTCAATCCTGAGCCTAATCCACCAGTGAAGATACCAGCAATATCCAATAATCCAGAAAGCAATTCTAAAGTACCTTTAAAGATCTCGCCCTTTTTAAATCTTGCTATAGCAAAGCCAATATTAAAAAAGCCACCTATTACGGGTATAAACTTCGCTTTGCTCATAGCAGCTTTAAGGAATGGAGAGTTTTTAAATCCCGTTGTAATTGTCTTTATAAGCCCGCCTTCACCGCCGATTTTAAAAGCATCCTTAACAGTTTCACCTATACCTCCAAATAATGATTTAGCTAACTCTACCGCAGAATCTATGACCATAGCTGGTAGACTTTTTTTTGCGTCACCTGCTATATCAGCCACACCTTCTGCCTTTTTAAGCCAACCTATATTGGAAATCCTATCGACCGTGTTTTTCCACCAGTCTCTTACAGCAGCTACACGCTCACCAAGCTTTGTATATTGCGTATCATCTACCCACTGACCATCCACTTTTATAGCCTTAACATCAATAAAAAGGCTATTGTACCACTGACTAATACGCTTTGCAGCTTGTTGCAATCTAGTTGCTGATTTATCTGGAGTGCTATCAGGCAGCTTTTCATATAAAATAGCGTCTAAAGATTTTGACCACCACCCCTTAACTCTATCGAGTGCTTGGCCTAATTTCGTACGCATACGCGGACCCTCAACTCCCTCAGGTAACTTTTCGAAAAATAAATCATCTAAAAACTTACTCCACTTCGATTTGACAGCATCAATAGCACTTAACCATTTTTGCTTTAATTCACCAAAAAGCTCCGCTGTTTTAGGAAATCTAGCTTTAAGATCATCTAAAAACTTAGATAGTTCGAATCCTTTAAAAAATGCCTTAACTCCTTTAAAAGCATCGACAATATCATCGAAATACTTACCGAAAGATGTAAAGACATCCTTGACAACATCAATCCACTTACCAATTTTAAAAGCTGCTTTAATTAAAAAGCGACCAACACCGCCTAAAGTATCGAATAATGCATATGCAGCAGTTGCTATACCGCCTAGAAGAGCTAACCACTTAAGCCAGTCTGGTAGATTAAAAAGATTCAGTCCCATTTTATCGCCTGGTTTTGGCGCTGCTGGTATACCACTACCGCTACCAGCAGTAGGTCTAGCTGCTTGTTCTGCTTTAAGTCGTCCCGCCTCTGGACCCTTCTTAAAAATACCTACCTGTAATACTTGGCCAAAAATAGTAGCAATTTGCGTTACACGCTTAACTTCAGGGTCCGTTAGACGGTCTAATTCACGCTCATCATCTTTAATAACTCCTTTTTTATCTGGTTTTGGGACACCTTTATCCTCATCACGCAGTTGAAAGAGCATTAATGCTTTGCTTACTGAATCACTTATTTCCACTCATATATTTATTCGCTAGTGAGGAAGCTCGCATCAATTGTAAGCTTTGTTCCGTCATCAAATGTCAACAAACTTTGCTCATACTCTTTATATTTAGAAATATAATCAACAATCTTATTGTTGAGCATAAGGGGTAGATTTTCAATAATATTCTTCTTTTCGTGCAAGTTAAGAGTTTCAAAGTTAAGAACCAATTCGCCAATTTTTACTGTCTTTACGAATTTAATAATTTCATATGTAAGCAGAATATTAATAGAATCTTTTACTTTTTTCTCTTCTGTTGATAGCTTAGCGAATTCAAGAATGCTTTTTTCAGTAATAGAAGTATCTTTGTCTAGAGTAGGAATATCCAACTCAACAAAAATATTTTTATATTCAATATTTGGATCACCATCATACTCATAAACAAACTTAGGCAAACTATCAAGATTATACTCATTATCGTTTATTTTAACGGTCTGTCCGATACTCGAGCGACGTAATTGTGTAAGAATATAATTTCTATCATATAACTTAAATTCTAATGTCTTATCAACACTATTCTCCTTAATAATGTTATTGAGCGTCACCGGCGATTTAATACTACCATCAAACCCTTCCATTACTGTCTTAATAATCTCTTTATGCTGCTTAACGGAAAACGCTCTGAATTTTGCTTTCTTTTTTGTAGAGGGAATTATAATATCGATAATTTCTCCGTCGTTAATTGTTTCGAGTTGCTGAATGAATTGCTTAATATCGCTCATACTGTAATTTATCTAATCTTGTTAATTTTTCAACTATCTTTGTTGTCTTTGTTGTTGCTGTTGTTGCTTATTCTGCTCTTGTATATCTTTATTGTATAAATTAAAGAGTACACGCGTTTCAATCGGTGAAATATCAAAAAATAAACGCGAATCGCCCTTTACATAGCTAAAAAAATTATACAGCATAGAGTAAAAACTCGCAAGACTACCAGCAAATAAACTACAAACAAATACCATAACACCATTTGAAATAATGTTAATATTGTGTTGCTCGATATCAAATGCTTCGTTTTTCTCAATAACAACAAAATCCTGCAACGTTTGTGATATTCTATTAATGTATTCTTTTAGTTTAAAAAATATTGTTGGTGGTAATAAAGATAGTATCGTTTCTTGATCTTGCTGCGATGCTTGTGAAAAAATAATAACATTATTTTTATAATGTATCTCCCTTATAACGCGATTAAAAATATCGTCTGCGGTTTTAAAAAATAGAGTATTGGGGAGACCTACTTTAATTTTAAAATCACCGTCTTCAACGGTAGCTAGAAAATCTTCATACATATTTTCTATTTTTTCGAGTATTGACTTTATATCTAAATCAACGCTCCGCTTTTCTTTAGTAGTAAAAGTTATACTACCACTAACAAACATCATTCGATAAAATATCACTAGATAAAAACGATCAATAATATCAAGATCCTTATCAATAAACAGTTCTTCTTCAAAAAACAAATTCAAACCTTCCATATCTTGGTTTTCGGCAAATTTAATAATTTGTAAGTAGTACCTATTCGTAAGTTCCTTTATACGGACCTCTTTACCACTCGGCACCGTAACTTTTAAAGTAAAATCTTTCATTTATTGTAATCTATATCTGTACCTATAGTTTCGTAGTGTGAAAAAGCAAAAGATACGACCTTTTTAATATCACCATCAGTCAGATCACCATAGCTAATCTGATCACCAGCAATATTAAATGGCACGGCATTATAGAATTGCATGCGCTTTCTTAATTGAAATGTAGCAGAATCCGCGACAGCTTGTGAATCTTTATCACTTTTAATTTGTACTACAGGATTACTTACTCTTGTACGTGTATAAAATCCAATATTAATATGGCATTTTATATCTTCGGATACGTTGCCATCTTCTATTAATCCCTTATGTGACGCAGCTAATATCCAAGGACGTAAAAAATAATCAAGCACATCAATATTCGTTTCTGTAAACGTTATATCTAATTTATTAGAGCTAGCATAACCAGCGCGTGCACCTGCAAAATAACCAGGTATGAGACCTCCAATAGCATCAACGGGTGAATCAGATATTTGAAAGCTATCACCCGGGAAAGCAATATTTGAGGCAAATAAATAACCCGCTCGACCTGATTGATTCATCATTAATTTTTCTACTACAGGCCATGCTGTAACTTCTGATGTACGACGTTCGTATTTTGTAAGAACCTTATTAATAGCTTTGCCTATAGCTTCGGAAGTGCCTGCGCGTCTTGGCTCAAATTGAATTACCCATAAAAACTTGAGTGGAATATCGTTTCTCCACTGCGTTTGAAGGTTAATTCTTTCTTCTAACGGGTACATATATTATATTTAACAAAACAGCCTGTGAATACAATATTCACAGGCTGTTTGTAATTACGCTTGCTTTTAAAAAATTAAAGCGTGTAAGGATCTACTGTATAATAATGATAAGCAATTGTAACACCAACATCAACAGTATTACCTGTACCAGTAGCAATTTGATAGTCAATACTATTAACGTTACGTAATGACGCACCAACTAATTTGTATTGATTCTGTAATGGTTCGAGGTTTTTATCTAATTGAACAAGATTAATAAAGAAATCACGTCCAGGAGTACCATATACACCTGTTGAAGATCTATCATCAAATGTAAATCTTGAAGCTTGTTCAAAATAGTTTCTTAAATTACTCTCAGCATCAAGATAGAAGTTAAGAGCGTAGCTATCAGAACCAGGATACGTTGCACCACCAGGTACATTAATATTAAGGCCCATATATGGAACAGCTACGTTAGCAATGTTTCTTCCAGGCAGCTGTGCAGCTTTGACATAGACAAGGTCTAGATCGCTAAACACAGGCAAGCCTGGTAAATTCATTGATTGAACACGGAAGAGGAAGTCACGTGAGAAGTCTCCTGTTTCTGCTGCTCTATAAAATTGTTGAATGTTTTGATTAATTGCCATATAATTATTTAGTTAAAGTTGCTTCTTTTCCTTAAAATTAGCCACCGATAAGTTCTTGGAAGTTAGCATCTGTTCTTGTAGCGTAGAAGTTGACTCTTATGAATTCAGCAGTTCTAACTGGTTTAAGGTAGATATCTACAACCAATTCATTATTATCAATAACTTCCGGTGTATTATTACGCTCATCGCAGACGATAAGATAATCATATAGACCATCCGCTACTTTTACTCTCTCGAAGAACGGCGCAAGAGTGTTAACAACTTGCGTTCTTGTAAAGAGTGTGTTATTTTCGAAAATAAAGAACTTCATTACTGACTTAGTTGCTTTTTCAAGATATAAGAAGTTTCTTCTTACATTAATACGATCAAACGCACTTGGCTTCTTAAGCAACGTCTTTTGACCGAAGAAAACAATGCCTTGATCAGGGAACGTTGTAATAGGGTTTAGGCTAACTGTATAAAGATCATCGCGTTGTCTTTGGTTAGGTACAAGTGCAACATCAAGAGCATTTGTTACAATGCCTCTGTTAAATCCTGCTGGCGCGCCCCACGGACCGATATCTGCGTCTGTTGAAACCATCTTCGCTGCAGCAAAGCCAGACGATGGAACATATGCGTAAATGCCCGCATTATCATCATATACTTTAAAGTAGTTTGCATAAACTGTAGCGTACGATGTATTAGCCATTTCAAATTGGTGTCTCAACGCCCAATAAATATCTACTGAGAAGTTCTTACTAGGATTATTAATTACCTTACTGTCTTTACCTGAAACAAGAATCTGTCTGATAGGATCAGCAATATAAAGAATATCACCTCTACCACCGTCCTTAATAGGACCGGCGAAAGTTGCATATTTACTAAAGATAGCGTTATAAGCATCACGCGCACTTGTATCTACTAACTCATTTGAAGTTCTAAGAGCTTCAATACCTGGAGTTGTTTTGGTATCGTCGAAGTAAGAGCTCATTGAAGCAGCAGCTGTGTTAGTATAAGTCCAAATCGTACCTAACCCACCTTCAGCAATAATATCTATATCGAAAATATCGGAGTTTCTAACTCTATCTAAAGCGCGTTGAAGTTTATTAGGGACATTACCGATTGTTTTTGCTGTTACTTTAGCTGGTCCGTATGCACCAAGCGGGAACAATGAATCGGCATAACCAATTTGATACGCAGCTGCAGAAAGCTGTGTTGTATGAATACCAAAAGAGTTAAACGCTGCTGTTTGATTATTCTCAATAGTAACATACGCCGATGAGAGAGTGGACCTTGCTGCTTGATAAGCAGTGTTTCTAACTGCTTCAGCGTCCGCACTCAGTGCTACAGAGGTTAGTGATAGATTGTAAGTTGCTAAAGCGGCAGCAGACGTAGCTGTTGCTATAGTTGAAGCGGCAGCAGACGCAGCTGTTGCTGTAGTAGTAACAGCAGAAAGCGCTGTTTCGAGTTGTTTTGAAATAATTCTTACTTTATTCTTTGGTGTGCCATCATCATTTAACAATTCACCGTCAAATTGATTTGACATATAAGGATTTACCAAAATATCGATATTTCTCGAATTATTTTCAAGATTCTCGAGGAAGAAGTTTATTGCTTCACCACCTCTTTCGTTGCTAATTTTTCTGTTATAGCCAATAGAGCCGTTAAATCCTTCTTCAAGAATAGCACCAAGAGAACTAGCATCAGTTCCAAATACTGATGATCTAAGCTTAAACAAGCCGAGATTTAAAGTATCATTGAAAGAATTATTAGCGATATTATAACCTGTTATTTTTTCTTCCATTATTTGCGAGATAGAATCTACAGCAGGGTTATCGCCAGCGGCTGATGTAGCAGATAAAGCGAAATCAAGGCGTGATTTCGGTATTGTTACGAAAGATGATAACGGTGTTGTTGAATTTGCAGATTGTGCAACAGTTACAACACTTCTAACTGCATCAAAGTTTGTAGCAGGGTTAATATTTGTATTGTCTGCTAGGCCAAGATAATACCCGCCAAAGCGATCATCAATTGTTGTTTGGCCTTTATTTACAACAATAATACCTGCACTACCAAGGCTAGAAATAGCTGTAAATGCTGTAGCAGGTGTGTTAGACCAGTCAAATGCTTGACCGTTCATTATCTTTAAATACTCATCAGGCGTTACACTAAATTGGGTTGGTTTACCGATGAGATAAGTAGCACCAGATGTACCATTTGTAAACGTTGAGCTACTTCCTGAACCAGTTAACACCTCAGACAATGTATTATTTGCTGAAGCGCTTTTAAAAACATTAACAGGGTAAGCAAGAAGACCTACAGATGAACCAAAGCCTTCGCCGCAATCACAACCATATGGCAATCTGTTAACTAAGAGTTTCGATTGCGAATCAAGAATTGCTTTTACAGTGTGGAAAAAGTATCTTTCAGCTGCTGATTTCGGCGTACCGTAGATACGTTCGAATTCTGTTAAACTTGAAATTCCAAGCACTTCATCAGTAGGTCCTTGATCAGAAAACCCTGTTGTGTAAACTGTTGTGCCTGCTGGTGTAGGAACTCTCAAAGAGAGATCTCTTTCTTGGATTTCAACCCCCGGTGATTGTATAATGCGTTTAGCCATAAAATTATTTATAGCTAGCTTAATTATTTTTTTAGTAATTTATAAGTTTAGTGTGAAGCTGCGAATAAACAAACGTAAACGATGATTGTATCTCTTCTGCTTCTCTGTAATTATAATTTATACCGCCTAAGATAGTGGGAAAAGCACGCTTATATGTAAATTGCACACGCTTGTTATCATATTCATCGAGACCAAAGACTGTTAGATCAGCTTGATAATCTTTAAATCTATCATCTGTTATTAAATTGCGCTTATCAAAAGTACCTGTTTTTTCATCGTGAAGTAAATTTAACCAGCTGTATATTACCCAGTAATTATTATAAGAGTTATCTACAGTAAAATTTACAGTTACAGGTGGGAAGGGGCTTCTCGAATGAGTAGAATTATATAAAGTACTACCACCGTAGCGTATCTCAAGAGCTGGCACTGTTAGCTCTGGAACCACGGTACCGTAAATAGAAAATTGAATAGCATCTTGTATTACTGTGCTACTTTTCCTATCTGTATGTGTATTAATTTTTTGTAAAGCAGGTGGTAGAGTAAAAACCATCTTAAACTTATCTACACGTGATTTATTAAGTGTAGATTGTTGTAACGCATTAGTAGCCATAAGTATATTTATTGTAGTCGCATCCAACCTTCAGCCTGTAGATCGGCTATATCGTCTATCGCGCTTTCCTCACCCATACCAAAAACAATAGCTGGTACGTAGTTTGAACCTATCCCCATAATTTCATTATCAAGATATATAGACGTTGACTGCTCGAACATTGCGACTCCGAAATCCATCGGCTCGATTAATATCGGCTTGCCCTGCTCATCTAATTCTACAACATCAAAATACCGCTCTGTCAATTCTTTTTCAAGAATATAGAGAGCATATATTAAAGACATAACTCTATCATCATGCGTGGTACCCTTAGCTCTCCACACTCCGTTTGGATACCGTACAAAATCTTTAAGCTCTTTTAATGTTTCTATATCTCGAAATTGTACCGCCTTAACCTCATTTACAAAATAACGCATATTTAATACGCCCTTATACTTAGTGTTTGTATGTGCGATCATGCCCATCTGAGGCCTCTGCCTATTAGCGACTTTAGCACCGTACGATACTACCTTCTCATACCCCATATCAAAAGCTAGTCTATCTACTACCTGAGCGCCGCAATTATTACGTTCGATAAGAGCAAGGGGAGATCCCCAATTTCTTAAAACACTGTATACCTTATTTGCAAACTCTAGCGGTGGCATTACTCTAGTGTGGTAAACAGCTACCTGTTTAATAGCTCTAATATCAGTTATATCTAGAATCTGTATAACAGAAGCATCAATCCCTACTCCTTCAGATATATCCACCCCGGCTACATAAATTCTAGACGGATCTGGCTCTTCCCATATTTTATAATGCCCGTCATCTAAAATAATTTTCGCTGGAGTACACTGCTGCGATAAATTATAAAATAACTCTTCATCGATAGATGAATCTCCAAGCGAGAGAAATTGACATTCATACTCTTGCAAGAAAGACTCCATACTGCCTAAAGCTTTAAGCTGTTCTTGCTTCCATCGCTCATCTCTACCTGGCACCTCTGACCAGATGACCTTTTCACAAACAAATCCATTCTCATTCCTATCAGCACCATCTACCAACTTGTAAAAGAGATTACCCGTACCGTTCGGTGTAGATGCTATTAATACTTTTGATTTTTTAGATCGTGAGATAGTAGGGAATACCGATCTCCAGAAATCCTCGAGTATGGATTCTGGTTCGATGAAAGCCATCTCATCAATAATAATACAATTGATAGAGGCACCACGAGCTGCAGATCCGGTAGTGGTGCTGATGCTTATACGTGATCCATTTTCAAATTCGCATGAAGTCTTGCCATACTCTTTAACGCCTGGTTTCAGCCAGTTAGGTAATTCTTCATATGCTAGTCTTATTCTCCTAAAAATTTCTATAGCTGTTGCTTCTTTATTAGCTACAATAACTATATTTTGATAATCATTAAAGCATGCAATCCAAAGCGCGTATATAGTAAGTACAGTAGTCTTACCTACCTGTCTACTTGCAAGTAATATAGCTTTTCTGTTATCTCTTATAGTTCTTAAGCATCTTTTTTGATAAGGGAACAACTCAATACATACTTTACCAGCATCTGGATCAATAATATAGAAAAAATTCTCAGCAAAATGTAAAAGGTTTTGTTTACTCTTTTTAAGATGATTAATCATCTCTTTCGTATACTCATCCTTCCAGTGCTTATTTGGAAGATTAGGATTACCTAAATAAAATTCGTTTTTTGTAGATTTAGCAGGCATTTATATAAATAATTATATGTCAAGTATGAAAAAGAAAGACATAAATAGTCTAGGTGCTATTTATGGCGATATCCTCAATAACATTAAAAAGAACCTAGTAAAAGAATCTAAAGTAAAAGAAGAGATAGGTGAAGCTCCTCTACAAAAAGGAGGTCCGCAAGAAACAGCAGGTTATAAGCCTACTAAAGTAGACAGACGTAAAATGTCTAAAAAGGAGCTCGAAGATAATCTCTATAATATTAAAGATCTCTCTGAAGAAGATGAAGAAACAGCGAAGAAAGCTAAAAAATCTAAAAAAGATTACGATAAAGATGGTGTTGTAGAAACCCCTGAAGAAGAATATAAAGGCTCAAAAGATAAAGCTATAAAAACAACTTTACAAAAAGAAAGTAATAAAGAAAGTAGAAAAATTGCACGGAGAAGCCTAAATAATTTTATGAGAAAAAAATCTATTTTTGACAAACTTTATGAAAATGTAATGTTTGACGGTCCGCAGCAAACTAGCGGTGAAGATGATCTTAATGCACTTGGCATTGATGATGCTACTCCTGACGATGAGCTAGGCAGCGAAGGTGAAGACGAAGTAACGATCACACTTGATCGCGACACAGCAATGAAACTTTATGAAGTTCTCGGAGCATGCTGCGGTGAGACCAGCGAAGGTGAAGACGAAATGGGTGGTGAAGACGAAATGGGCGGTGAAGGTGAAAGCGAATTCGGTGGTTATGGTGATAACGAAGAAGACGAAGAAAACCTCGGCAATGCTTCTACCTTCTCAAAAACTATTGATTATGGTAAGAGCAACAAAGTAGGTAACCTAAGACCATCAGGCGGCACTGCATCATCAGCTGTAACTGATAAAGTAGGCAACGACGGCGAACACGGCCATGCTCTCGTTAATGGCAAAAAGCCTGACATGGGTAAAGCTAACAAAGTCGGAAACCTCAAAACAGGTCAAGTAGCTTTTCAACGCTAATACAACTTAAATAAAAGTAAAAAAAGCCCAGTAGCTAGCTACTGGGCTTTTTTGTATAAATAATAATATGATTAGCTTTAAAGAGTATCTATTAGAATACGCGACAAAGCAGAATAGCCGGTTTTTTGGTATATCTAAACTTAGAGCAGGTAACAATGGTAAATTGTTAGATGATCCTCATGATAGGAAAATAAAAACTTCTTTCCCTCAAGTTTACAACCACAAGCACCCTATAATTAATAATATATGCCAAGGTAAAGCAAATAATGTACAAATGTCAGGTGCGCCTTTACTATCTATCTTAAATCTATATAACACACAGTTTAAACCAGGTGTCAAAACGTTAGGAAACTCAGATGTTGAAATAGAAATGTATGAAGATGAGGAAGGTCAGCAAAGAGGAATTCTAAGGAATAGAAAGAATAAAAATGGCTTGTAATACTTATAGGAACTGTTCTCCAGAAAACGTTTTCGCGGGTGTATCTAAACCAGAATGTGCACAATTTTTTAACCCCGGTAACTTCCAAGCTGAACAATTAATATACGATTCTGCTTATAGTGATTTAATTAATAGTTATGGTATACCTATTAACTATTACGTCAATACCTTTAATTTACTCTCAGCTGATCTGTTCTATGGAGAAGAACCAACAAAAACATTCAAGGGTCCATATGAATTGCAAATGTATATCGAACTTACAGAAAATGCAATTAATTTATCAAAATTCGGTTTTGCGTCAGATGATGAACTGACTGGTTATCTACATATTCATACATTTACAACAACAATGAGCAGCTTGGTTAATTACGCTGCTTTTAATCAAGTTATAGAGCCAAAATCAGGTGATATTATAGAGCTCTCCATTTTGGGATGTGATAGACCAAATGGCCGCGGTCCAAAGTGGTTTGAAATCACAGAGCGCGTTGAGCAAGATGTAGCACAATTAAATCCGCTTCTCGGTCACTATGTTTACCGTGTAAAGGCTAAGAGATACGAGCATTCGTTCGAACCTGGATTATCAGGCGAAAAACAAAATCAACAAGTATACGAGAATTCATTCTCTGGTGTTATTTCGTCAAATATACCCGGAGTTAGCGCGTCAGAAGCTAAATCGTATAATTTTGATATCGATAACGAGTCAAAGAATAAGGTATTGGATATGTCTGTAAATAATACCGATATATACGGCAGTTATTATTAAGTATTAGTTACTGGGTATTTAGTATAGCTCGTTCTCTTATACACCCGACCCTCAAAATTGATAGTTTCAGAATCATCATCTGCAATAATATATTTTTTAGGGTAGGGCTGCAAAAGTAAGTTAGGTGAGTTATAGATATTATGGCCATTAATAAATATATTTTTATTATACTTTACATGCTCTGCAGTTATATTAGAATCACCATCTTCAAAGTCTGTAGAGTTAATTCTAAAAGTTACAAATCTTGCTGTTTTTGGCGATGTATATATACTTTGATAATCAGTTGGTAAGCTCTCATTAGCATATAAAATAGAGAATGTTGTGCTATCATGAAAACAACATCTCACAGGGGACGAGCCGTAGAAATTATTAAAGTTACCATCACCCACGCCATTTAAATACGACGCAGTTATAACCGGCCATCTTGAGCACATGAACGGATATTGATTAGTAAATCCATGTAAAATTGTAAATGTCTTATAACCTGTCTCGCTCGTGTTATCAGGTACAGAAAAATATACCAGCCCGGTGCTTTCTTCTACCTCCAGTATATTCCCCGACTCATTATGTTTAGCAATATACGTTATTGATCTACGATCAAACCATTGTTTATCGTTATATGCAATCCTGATATTCCAATTTTCATGATTAATCATACCTGTATATAAATTTACCACCGGTATTGTATGAGTACGAGGAGTTTTTATTGTCGTTGTGCCGATACCTCCGCTAGCGTGTAGGTTGATCGTATAGCCATATCCATTAAGATCTTTATATGTTGGAGCTACCCACCACACACCGACCGGGCTTAAAGAGTAGTACTCTGTAGATGCTACTACGTGATCTGTTTGACCGCCCCCAGCAAATGTGTAATTATAATTACGCATAGTTCCATTATCTAAAGAAAAGATATTGTTATTATTTTCGTAATAATTAAAAAAATGATTTGTAAATCTTCTCTGTTGCTTAAAATTTGATGCATATAATTCATATCCAGGTAGCCCTCCCCAGTCAGCCCAGTACTGTGAAAATCCTGAACCGCAAAAATAGGATGTATTTGTTATAGCGCTAGTACCAATTACAAATGAGGTATCAGCTTTGTAAGAGGTAGGACCAGAAACTATATTATTATCTAACTCGTAAATTTCAAAATGACCGCCACTATTACCCCAAAATGGCCAAACCTGCTCTACATTGCCTCTACTTCCTGAAATTGTTTGAGTTTCTATAACACCCATTGCATAATAACTGAGGTATAATGCACTATTACCACTAAAAATACAATGTGTATTTCTCGAATTATTATTGTAGCCGATAAATGACGAGAGGGAGTTTTTCGCGTTTCCTATCGTGTCTGCTGCGCTTAAAGCATAACTGGTTTGTAGAGTAGATAATAATTTATACGTAGTATTATCACGTCTATAAAGCGCGGTAACGCTACCGGTTCCATAATGCACATCAAATATAAACGAATAACCGTCATAATTATTGACATCCAATAAAGCAGATAAAGGCACAGTTACGCCTCTATTACGAGCAAACCCCGAGAGAGTAGCGTTGCGTGATAGATATGATCTTTTTGTATAGCCATGCATAGGTATAGCGAGATATTCGCCATTTTCCGATAGTGCTATCTTACCTGCTCTCCTTCTTCCAAATCCGCGAAATATATCTGAATATTTTAGAATGTTAGGGTACTGTCGTTCATTCTCTGTATAATAATCTACAATATCATCTTGTATTTCTAATGATGAGATTACCTGTGTAAGTGTAAACTTATCGTTTTGATCTTTATTATAAATATACCAACAATCAGTACCAGCATCACCAACAACAAGAGTATTGTTTTTAAACGTAATATGACAAAAGTTTACAAGATTTTGTGTATTAAGAGTCTCTTCCTCATTTAATATTTCTGTGTAGCGTTGTTGACCTAGGCCACCTACTAGCGGCATAGCTACCTTTCTTGCTGATGGTGCTGTAATTGGACTATAACGATAAGTCTTAGGTACTAACACATCGCTATTAATAATATTTCCTGGATGTGGTATAGAGGTTAAATACACCAGAGCTGTACTGTGTTTTTTAAACACGCGTATTTCGTTACCTATGTAATTTGGATTTTGTAAGTAATAAGAATCTACTATAGGTAGAGGCAATACACTGTTTGAAAGTTTCCACCAATATTCAAAGACAAATGAACTTAGTTCGTAATATGGTGTATTATAATTATTCCAATTATACCCCACAGTATCTGGATTTGCGAAAGAAGATATATGAAATACAGCGCTTACTTCTTTATTAAAAACAGGCATACTGAACGAATAAATATGCAAAGCTGGCAAGAAAACATACCCATCTGATTCATGCCAGGCAGAGTTTAACTTCCAATCATAAATCCAAGGTAACTGAACAGCTGTTGTTGTGTTGAGTATAGTAACATTATTATATCCGATATCGTTATATACCTCTTCAAAGTAATTATTGTAATTTTTTATTAATGGTAGTTTGAAAGATGTTAAATTAGCTGTATTAGAGCCGCTAAAAAGCGCAGTAGTTGATCTAACGGTCTTTGTGTTATCAAATTCTGCAATTCTACCTGAAAGAGCATTAGCATAAAGCCAATCTTTACAATCTGTATATGTAGCGTTTAAATTATCATTTAAGTACTGTACTAAACACCCAACAACTTGAGGACATGCAAAAGAAGTACCAGACGCAACACCATATTTATCATTAAGAGCATTATACCAGGTCATACTACTGCCAGTAGCTGTCGCACCAATTACATTATAACCACATGCATACAAATCAATTGTTTCACCAAAGTTACTGTATTCTGACTTAATAAACAATGAACCACGCTCACCGCGGTTAAGGCATCCGCTTTTTTCATTTATAATTTTATTTTCATGATAAAACCCAAAATTATTTTCTGGAAACACACACCCCACATTTATAACCGGTGATTCGCGCTGCGTGTTAAATGCACTGAGCGTGTTAGGAGACCAGCCAGCGTAACTTTCCTCTGTAAAATATTGATAGCTTGATGTAGGGGGGTTAGTAGAAAAGAAATTTTCTAAAGCTTTAACATTACACACAGGTCCAGGAAACTCTAAATAAGGCTTAAGCCAGTCGGAAGTTCCACCCCACGTGCGTAAATACAAGGTAGGTATATTAATTTCATCTTTCGGCAAAACATTACACTTATTAAAATTACCAGCTGCTCTAACCATTATGCCGCCCTCTCTAATAATTTCATCCACTAAGCTATTAACAGAAACAACAGTTGCATCGAGCAATGTAGCGTATTGATAAGCTGCTTCAAACCAACCCCCGTAAATATCTGAAGTATGATTTTTCCACCATGGAGAAGGCATCCTAATATATCCCCAACTATTATTAATAATAGTTGGTCGATTTATACCAAGCTGCTTTTTGCGCTTAATAAAAGCTTTAATAAGCTTAAGTGCCTGTATTACAGTAATACCATCTTTTGTATAAGTTGTAATGCTTTTTAATGAATATATCCTACACCCCGGCGCCCATCCACACGTATTGCCTCCAATAATTGATGCACAAAACGTACCGTGCCCATCTATGTCGGAATAATAATTTGGTGGTAATGTACTTACTATTTTTTTATTCGAATCATCAACATATGTTGTCCAATCTTCTCGTATAACGCGACTCGTACCGTCAGGGTTTAAAAATTCTGGGTGATTTAACTCTACACCTGAATCTAGTACTATTACATCAACATTTTCGCCTATATTTTTTGACGAAAGATCAAATCCTAAACTATATGGATATGTGTTCGTATCACCAGCAACAGGAGTAAAATGAGTATATAGTCCATAATTACGAGCTTTTGCTCCTGTGTAAGTGCTAAGAGGCAAGCAATAGCTTGCCAATTCATTAAGATCGTAAAATTTCGTTCCGTCTACTTTAAGATCGCCATATGATATATCATTGTACCATGTTGCATATATCGGTGGTAAAATACCAAACCTACTTTTTCCAATCGCAGGATATATTTTACGGTCTAGCGCTAATTTGACACCTTCTTGTATTTCATCTTCAAGCTCCACGCACACGACACTTTCGAGAGAATTTATAGATAAAGCTTGCTCACCTGTTACATCTAAAAATAAAAGATTGGTATCGTGGTAGAAATTAAACTCGTCTATAGGCTCCTTAATACAATCATCTAGTTCATCGCAATAATTACAAAGTTTATCGCGCACCTCGCACTTGCAATCGCCGCGTACTGTAACTATTGCTCTGCGCTTATCTGTAAAATTATACTTGTTGTTTAGTGTATCTAATTTAAATTGACTGCTAGTAACAGTGTGTTGCGAGGGCAGTATAGCGGTGTGAAATGTATTAAAACTGTTTGATAGGTTACTATTAACGTTCATTGTAATAGGCTCTATATCTGTAGAACCCATTCCTGTCTTTTGCGGTTTGTATATGAATGGACTTAGAGGTAAGGCTTGTGCTAACGAGTTATTAATTAAATCATTATTAAAAGCACTCTTTCCAGGCAGCATATTTTGATAATCAAGCATAATTTGTAGTTAGTTCTTATTGTTATTTATACGAGGCTGTATACAGCGTTAAATAAAGGAGGCACAGGTATAGTAGAAAGAGGAAAACTACTCACTGTATAGCCTGTTTGTGTACTCAATCTACCCATCGCAATAGCGTTAGCATCAGCTGCTGTAATTAGTTGATTAATTGTATATGGGTCTGCTGTCCTGAACCCCCATGGTGCGTTAACCAGTATACCGGTGAGATAAACCGTACTATCAATATTAAGAAAAACCGGTGTGCCTGAATCTCCATCCCATACATCATATCTAAAGCTCGATAGTGGATGTGCATATGGCTGCGGAGAAATATGCAGCATTATATCATTATATAGTGGGTATTTACTTGCCGGGGTAGGTGGGATGGTGTTTGTAGCTCTCCCCGCGCCTTGAGATACAGCTATATATGGAGTAGATAGCCCCGTAGTCGCAAAGCTAGTAAGCTCCAAAAAATCCATCACGCCCCCCCTGTACGAACTTTCAAGATTCGTAGCCCACATAGTTTTTTCATGCAACCGATCGAGTATAGGCGTCACATGCAAACCTAAAGCTTCCATATCACGATCTAACACCGCTACAGCTAAATCTGCTGTAGGGTCAGAAGCTTGGTGAAGTTGTGTACAGCTTACAGGTATATTATTCGAAGTAACAAACGTTAAATCGCACTGTGTGTTTAGATTTGGAGGCCATGTGCCTTTAGCTTGCGGATGCGCATGCTGACAATATAGAACATGTCTTGGCGTTATTAATACACCACCAAACGACTCATACCCAAACGTTTTATATACCACGCATCCAGTAAATTGCTCTGCCAGGTCTGGTAGTGCGTCTCTTTCCCTGCACCATAAATTTGGATTACGTACATATGTTCTAGTATTATGATTCTTTACCGTGAACATATTCATACTCGCTGAACCGCCAGGTTGATTAGTAGTTCTTGCTAAAATCTCCTGACACGCGTTTGCAGCATAACGATACCCAGATAGTGTAATGTAAAAAGGCGCAGACGTATAACTTTCTACACCTCTATGATTTTGTGCCGATATAGAGAACTGCAAGAGACAATTATCAGCAGTCGGTGTATGGGTAAAAGTATTAGCTGTATTAGGTATTGGTACTCCGTTTTGCAACCACAGTGCACTTAGCGGTTGTGGAAAAAGAGGTTTATTTAAAACAGAATCCTTTACATTCGCAAACAATTCTCTGTCAAAAGTGTGTTGTAAAGAACTAAACGCTACCCTGAAAGTCGTGCCTGGTTGATTTAGACCGTCATTATTATAAGGTGCTAAAAATTGATCGCCATAACGAGTAAAGAGACCCTGTCCAGCATCAGATCTAAAACTAGGCTTGTCTGGGTACTGTAAAATCCTAACAGATGTAGTTCCACCGGTAGCAGAACCCGCAATAATATTATTTGCTGTTAACCCCCGAGCATTAGTAACTACTTCCCTCCATACTATAGTTCGGAGTCCGTGACTAAGATCAGGTGTAAATGTGAGAGTATTATCAAAGTACGGGAACTGTGTTGTCCACCACCCAGCTGAAAGAGTTGTAATGAATTTATTGCTTATATTATAGACCGGTCGTATACAAGAAAGAGTATCAACTTCAGGTAAAACAGCTCGTGAGAATAGAACGTTCTGATTTGTAACATCTCGACGAGGCAGCCAACCTGTAACAATAGCATTTTGTACTAAAACAGGCGGCTTTGATAGTAATTTTGAAATTTTATTTCTAGGTACAACTTTCATTTAATTAAATAAGATCCCAGTTATTATCACCAATGTATAACAACTGAGCAGTATTTTTTGGGTCTATAACATTAGCCGCATATGTATTATCGTAATTAATAACAACGTTACTATTTAGCGGTAAAATGGTGAGAGCGCTAAGACCAGCGTTTCGTATAGTAATAGAAGCGCCCGGTGTGAAGTTGTTATTATCTGTAGGTACATAAATCGTATGCACATCATTAAAAGATTTGCGTATATAACCTGAAAAATTTTCCGGCAGGATAGTATAATCCTGGCTATCAATGTTGTATATGTTGGTTATATTACCCGTCACACCCCAGGCAGCGCTGCTAGATTGCACTGTAGTGTTAAGTACTTGTAACGATGAGTCAATCTCATTAGCATACTCTATAGACGCGGAACCACTAGTCAGCTGCCCAAAAGAACTCGTAAGAGAGCGTGCAACATCTGTTGAAAGTGTATTTGTAATTGTAAATATAGTTGCTCTTCTTGTACGAACGCCATCATCTATAACGAGAAATTCATATCCGTTTACTGTTGTAGCGATATCTAAGCTAGCTATTTTAATAGTTGGCATATTTATATTTATAAAAAAACCGTTGATTCGTAGTGAATCAACGGTTTGTATTATTACATATTTGTATAAAAATTATGGCACTCTAAAATGTCTTTTAACAGCTTCTACTACATCTAAATTAGTCCACTCGCGAGGATTATCGTAATTGTCATCAGATAACTCTGATAGCTCTATTCGCTCGCTATCTACAACAGCGATTACCTTTTTCTCGCCCGGTAAATCAATAATTCTACTAATTACAATTTCGGTTATAGTCTTTGTTACTTCTGGCTGGGTAACAATAACACGTGGTTCATCTAAGCTGATCTGTAAACTCATAATTATATTTATTCTCCCGCGTTATTTTTTAATACTTAAAGATATTATTATACCAGTTAAAATTATTATCTAACCAATCGCAGATATCTTTACCAAGTATTTCGTGAGGTTTGTTATCTGTGAATTGTATCTTAGGTCTTATCTTGTGATCGCCGAACACACCATATACAGAATCATCTTCTTGTGTGATTTGATCGATATATTGAAAATTATGAAATTCGTAATTTGGTATCTCGAAATAGTTATATATTTGCTGTAGTGTTTTTTCAGGCGAACTACATAGATCTTCGTATCTTACAAACATCATATTTTTATTGAGACCCTGTCTAAAGATCTCCCCTACTCTCTCAATAGCTAAGCCTAGCGGTTGTGTTGCGAGGTAATGGTCGACACGTTTCGGTGTCGTGGTGTTTCTTAATTCACTATGATTAACAATACCAGAATCAGTTTCTGGAGCTGTTCTAAACTTTTTCTCCATCGAAGCGACTATTTGTTTAATATCTCTTACCATACAGATAATTTTAGGCGGCTCGTTAAGGACAAACTGTAGTAGGTCGTAATGTATCCCCCAGCCACGTGATTTTTCTAAAACAACAGGCTTATCTGTTATTGCATCATAAAAGCCATGAAGACCCTTATTGCAAAAATTTTGAAATCCTTTTCTCATTAGCTCATTGTCCTGCGCTTTAAACGTAGGATCATTCGCATAGTTAGCACGAGCTCCATAAACCAACTCAAGAGTACCAGAAGTCGGCGTACAGTAGAAATTAGGATTTTGTGCAAAAATGTTTTGTAATAATGTTGATCCAGATCTAGGTAGAGATGAATTAAATAGTAGTTTCTTCATAATGTTTCAAGAATAGCATTAATATCAAATATTTGATTTGGAGCTGTAAAAGGACATTCATAGATAGCTCCGGTAAAGTTATAATCATGTAAGTATGAATCTACCGTACCTTTTGGAAATGATTCTGTTGAGGTAATATTTTTGTGTATTTTATAGCCGAAGATTTCAGGCTGTGTCGCTACCCAAACAACAGTTGAAGGTAGATTTAGAGCAGCAGCGGCGTGCTGCAATGATGAATCTATTAAGAGTCTTGCATGAGAATATTCTAAAAGACCAAATAGTACTTTCTTCTGTAAAATCTGATCAACTCTAACACAATTTTGTAATTGTGGGTGAAAATCGTAACACACATAAACTACATGATATTTTTCACTTAATTTATCTACTAAAGTTTGAGCTACATCAGGGTGTATATCTCTCATCCAAGAATAAGGTGTCTCTTGATATTCTTTACCTGGTCCGCCAAATGGTTGAAAGATTAAAACAGGCTTACCTGTGGTGTTGTTTATAAGTTTAGCAGCTATTTCTCTTTCTCTAAAATTTAGCACTAATCTAGGTTTTTCACCACCATATTCTATACCTATCATAGCGCACCATGATTCTATCAGATGACTCTTTTTAGTAATGTGAGAGGTAGTTTTATACGGCTCATGAGCGTAAATTTCGACATCTTTATTTAAAATATAATCTCTATAAAAATACGGCACACTACCTAACTTATAAACACGCTCAACCGTGGGGTTATTAAGAAAGACCTCAGGCCACGCACATACAACTACCACTTTGGCATTAGGATTATTTTTTTTATAGCACTCCACTACAGCAGTAGCAGCTATATGCTTACCTATACCACCTTCTATATGAAAAACAGCAATTTTGGACACTTCTATAATTTAATATAGGTTTTGTAATTTGCAAGATTAAGGTACTATATAAAGCTGATTGCTAGTAGTACATCTCCATACAGATCCTGTTCCTAACCCAGCAGAGGTAATAGGTACATTAGTAAGTACAATACACGGTGTATACGCTGTATTAGCTGATAGAGCTATTATACTTGCTCCTGCTATAATAGAAGAGCATGTTGCTGTAGAGCGTATATCATTACAAGCGCCTCCAAGTATACTAGAAGCTCTACCACTCACTCTACCACTAAACCCACCCGCTATAGTAGAACAATCACCACTAGCTGTATTACAATAGCCACCAGCTACAGTAGAATAAGCACCATTTGCTGTATTACAATGACCACCACCAACGGTACTTACAGTAATAGCTGTGTTACGAGTACCACCAGCTATAGTTGAGTTACCACAAGCTGTATTACATAACCCACCAGCTACAGTTGCGTAACTTTCATAAGCTATATTACATTGACCACCACCTATGGTAGCCATTTCTCCACTAGCTGTATTACAACAGCCACCAGCTATAATAGAATAATAACCACTAGCTGTATTATAGTAACCGCCACCTATAGTAGAGTATACACCACTAGCTGTGTTATTGGAACCACCACCTACAAAAGAACCCAGTTCACTAACTCTGCTACTAAATCCACCAGCTATAGTAGATCGATTACCACTAGCTGTATTACTTTGTCCGCCTCCTATAGTAGATCGATAACCACTTGCTGTATTACAGCGACCACCGCTCACAGTAGCGTCATCTTCACTAGCTATATTATTTTGTCCGCCTCCTATAGTGGTTCGATAGCTACTAGCTGTATTACAACGACCACCAGCTATAGTAGAGTATATACCACTAGCTGTATTACTTTGTCCCCCAGCTATAATAGAGGAAGTACCACTAGCTGTATTACAATAACCACCAGCTATAACAGACCTAGGTCCACTAGCTCTACTACTAAACCCACCCGCTACAGTAGAATAGGCAGCACTAGCTATATTACATCCACCACCGCCTATAGTAGAGTAATTACCGCTAGCTGTATTACCTACACCACCACCTATAATAGACACAGTACCACTAGCTCTACTACTAAACCCACCCGCTACAGTAGAATAGGCAGCACTAGCTATATTACATTCACCACCGCCTATAGTAGAATAACTACTTGCTGTATTACAGCGACCACCGCCTATAGTAGAGTAATTACCGCTAGCTATACTACTAAACCCACCCGCTACAGTAGAATAGGTAGCACTAGCTATATTACATGCACCACCTGCTACAGTAGAATAACCACCGCTAGCTCTACTACTAAACCCACCCGCTACAGTAGAATAGGTCCCTGAAACTGTATTACCACGACCACCACCGATAAAGGACCCATTTCCGCTAGCTCTACTACTAAAACCACCCGCTATAGTTGAATAGGTAGCATTAGCTATATTACATTGACCACCAGCTACAGTAGAATGATCACAACTAGCTGTATTACAGCTACCACCAGCTACAGTAGAACTACAGCCACTAGCTCTACTACTAAACCCCCCTGCTATAGTAGAGTAAACAGTACTAGCTATATTACATTGACCACCTCCTATAGTTGAGAAATTACCGCTAGATGTATTACGAAAACCGCCACCTACAACGCCACCTAACCCACTAATATTACAGCTACCACCACCTATTGTAGAATAGAGCCCTGAAACTGTATTACCAATGCCACCACCTATAAAGGAACTCGCACCGCTAGCTCTACTACTAAATCCACCAGCTATAGTAGAGTAGGTACCACTAGCTGTATTACATTGACCACCACCTATAGTAGAATGATCACAACTAGCTGTATTATAGCTACCACCTCCTATAGTAGATCTACAGCCACTAGCTGTATTACGAAAACCACCACCAACAGTCGTGGCCGACCCACGGTACTCGCCAGAGGCTGGTCCAGGAAGGCTTACAATAGATGTTCCGCTAGCCGTATTGCAGAAACCACCGCCTACAGTAGAGTGTACACCGCTAGCTGTATTATTTTCACCTAAAGCTACTGCAGCTCTATTTGATGCTGTTGATGAAACACCAATTACGTTAGAAAAAACTCCCGTATTGACCTGCGACTCGCCAATAGTGATACTACCTGTCGAGCTTAATATACCAGCTATTGTCTGGCTTCCTGTATCTGTTATATGTTTTGGCATAAGTTTATATTAAATTAAAGTTGTTGTAAGGGCTCCTAAATCTGTAACACGTATTCTCCATTTTGTACCATTTGGCGATTTAAGGATAATCCCGTTACTGCTATTAGTTACATCAATATCACCTGCTGCACTAACTGTCCCTTGTAGCGTCAAGCCTGATGTTTGTCCGATATTAAGCTGAGAAATTGTAGCTGTAAGTGCTGTAAGTGTCGAAGATGATAGATTTTGCGCTATGGTGTTTCTACCTATATAGACATCGCCTTGTGAGCTTAAGTTATTTACATATGTAAAGTTAGAGCTTAGTGCAGTAATATTAGACCCTATGATAAATGCATTTGATCTCGTATTAGTATCATTACCAATACCGCCCGCTATAGTAGAATAATCGCCATTTACTATGTTACCTTCTCCTAAAGCTACTGAAGCTCTACCTGATGCTACTGATGAAAGACCGGTAGTAAACGAGCCTAATCCACTAGCTCTACCGCTAAACCCACCACCTATAGTAGATTGATAACCACTAGCTGTGTTATTGTAACCACCACCTACAGTAGAGGAACCACCACTAGCTGTGTTATTGTAACCGCTACCTATAAAAGAATAAGGTCCACTAGCTCTACCGCTAAACCCGCCTACTATAGTAGACATATTACCACTAGCTGTATTATCAAAACCGCC